TTCTCTTTCAGCAAAATATTCATGGCAGTGAAGATCTTGATATCTAGTAAGTCTTCAATGATCTCTCTACGAGCACCCGTGGGTAACTGCATAAAGGGAACAAAAGAAGATGAACCCAATATCACGATTTGAGTGAATGAATTAAAATTCAGTTTTAAGATATTTTGTTCAAGATAATTCTGATAATCTCTTACTGAAGCTGTCTGATTTATCAGAACATTATCTTTATAGATCTCGAATACATTGGGTTTCATACCTCTTAATACTCGATACCGAGATTTACCGACAGTAAACTCTGTCTCAACCAGCATGTCTTTTTGATTAACTGAGTTCATTAGCTGGGGTTTATTTATTTTTCGGAATGGTTTACCGAATAGAGCAAAGCACAATGCATCCAGCATCGTGGACTTACCCGCACCGTTTTCACCAATAACCAGAGTGTTTGGACTCTTGTCTAATAGAATATCAGTCCACACATTTCCAGTAGACAGAAAATTCTGCCACCGAACATTATGAAAGTGTATCAATTAAAGCTCCATATTCTGCGCTTCTGTATATAAATTAGCAAACAGTTGGTTTAGCTTTGCTTTATCTACTCGCGTATCCATCTGATCGACATACTTGTAAAGAGATGTTAAGGTATCTTCGGCTTCACTGATAATCTCTTCTTCAGTCTGCTGATCTAGATTTTTATGATCATCTACTATTGATATGTGTGCAGGATCCGCTTTGTATAAGTTATCCATTACAATATCAAACCAATAGGGATTATTTTTATTTTGAACAATTACCTTGACATAGGTATCCTTATAAGAATCAAAGTCGTGTTTCTCTAAAAGATCTTCGAGTTTCATATCTGTATCATCGTACCATATCTTATTAAATATTCTATATGGATTTTGAATAAATGTCAACTCTCTTTTAGTAGAATCAAATACGTGAAATCCACGCTGATCATTATAATCATTCCAAAACATCTCGTACGGATTACCAAGGTAGTGAATGTTTCCCTTTGATGATTTGGTGTGAAAATGACCAGAACACACTAGATCAAATTTATCAAAAAGTGCAGACTCAAGTCCGTGTGGATTTGGCATTCCCCTGTACATATCAAAGCCTCTCAGCTCTAAATGACCGAATAGCACTTGAGATTTTGTATTCTTGATGAACTCCATGGACTCGCCGTAGTTACCATTGCTGATCCAAGGAAGTAAAGCAACACTGCAGTCATCAAATGTATAGTCTATAGGCTCTGCATAAAAGGTAATATTGTTCTCTTTAAACAGTTCATTCATGGCATTGACTTCGTTCGTATTACGATATGGAATATCGTGATTACCAACAATACCAACCAGATTTATTTTGTTATCAATGCACGGCTGAACAAAGATTCTTTTGAACTCTCTGAGTGTAACGTAACTGATGTATTTTCTTCGATCAACAATATCACCAAGATGAAAAACAGTGGTGATATTGTTGTCAATCAAGTATGGAAAGAAAATATCATTATAAAACTTTTCAAAATACTTAATATAAATTTGGCTGTCATTGCGAGCACCAAAATGAGTATCCGTTATAATTGCAGCTTTCAATTAATTCTCCATAAGAACATCAACTGCTGTGGTGTTTTTGTTCTTTTTTCTACGCTTGGACTCTTCAAATGATTCAATAAAAACATCTACGTGCTCTCGAGACCATTCATTTGATTTATTAGAATTAAGATATGATGAAGTGTCGTGATCTTGAACATTGTGATCCATGTTCATAATAGACATCTCATCTGTCATTTTGTACTTTGTGTACAGGTGTTTCTTTTCTTTTTGAATACGTCGAAGAAATGCATAATAGATAATCTGCGTAAAGTATGCAAATGGATTCTGAGATTTTTCCGGATCAAAGTTATCGATATACTGCAAGCAGTTCTCGATACCGTCGGAGATCATCTCTTCCTTAAATGTATAATTAATAAAGTTTGGCTTGTGTGAAAGATGTACAGCAATTTTCATGAAGCACTCTCCGATATAAGGAGTCACTCTTGGTCTCTCTTTTTCTAAACTTGCTGCTTCATTCACCATGTTTTTGAACTCTACCATGGCTGCCAAAAATTCTTTATTATTAACGTAGTGCTCTTTTTTAGCTTTTGATGTTCTACCCATTAGTGCACCACAATGTTTGTGTTTGAATATCTTTCAAAGAAAGCTTGTGTGACTTCATCATTATCTGCCTCATCATGATTTGTTTCTACATTAAAATTTTGTTCACGCTCATCCTGGTCCTGGATATCATCAAGAGAATTTAAGCAACCAAGATAGTAGTCTTGCATATCTTCAGACGCATTTGAATGAATGAGTATATTTGACATCCTTATTGAGAATATAACTTCGTCAGTAAACGGTATCCACTTTGCAACTTTAACTGAAGCTCCGCGATATGTGTTGTAAACAAACAGCTGCAGTGGTTTGTAAAGAACTGCGTATTCATCATCGAGACTATCTACCATAGATATAATATGCTCTCCACTAATAAGCTTGAAGTAATTTATAATTGGTTTCATTGCTTTTTCCTTAGAGATTTATGTTATATATCTTATATTCAAATTCTTCTTCGTTATAGATCTTTACTCTTTCTGAAAAGTGCTTGAGTGTATAGTTTACTTTGCTTTTGTGCCTCAAGTCGTCGGCAATGTCAAAAAGTGTTGCCTTATCTTTTGCATCACCCTTACGTAAGCCTCTGCCAATAGACTGAAGATTACGTATACGAGACTTAGTGGGAGAAGCAAAAATAATATTATGAAGATTCCTGATATTAATCCCAGTGCTGAAGGTGCCGTACGAGGCAATGATAATCGCGTTTTTCTGCCCCTCAGTAATTGCCCTGATTTTTTCGCGAGTCTCTGCATCAGTGCCTCCATAGACGAAGAAAACTTTTCTATCGTCTTTAATTGCTTTTGATATGTTATCATATAATATTCTTCCGTGTTTGTCAACAAATTGAAATAACAAAAGAGTATTACCATTGAGTGATAAGGTTAAATTTTGTATGAATTTATTTCTTCTTTGATTGCTTACAATAAAATCAACTTCATCTTGATATTTCATTTTACTTACAAATTTCTTTTCTTCATCAGTATATTTTAGCACCAAAGCTTTAATCTTAAAATTAGCCAGATGATCTTGATCGATGAGCTCACGGGTTCTAACAAACTGCTTTACTCTGCCAAACAGACCTTCAAGGACTAACTTATGAGTCTGTGTTCCATCAAGCGTTCCAGTAAAACCAAAACGATACTTGCAGTCAATGAGTTTTGTCATAATAGATGTGAGCGATTTTGCTTTAAACAAGTGACACTCATCTCCCACAACAACATCATATTGGGCAAAATAATCTTTTCTCATTTTATAAAGTGACTGCCAAGTGGACACCACAATTCTTGCATCTGTATTTTTATCTTGTCCACTCATAATCATATGAATGTCATCACCATCAGATCCGTACTCAATAAAGTCTGATCTCATCTGATGAACCAACGAGGTGGTCGGTACAATGATAAGGGTCTTACAATCACCGTACCACTGAGTCAGGAGCCATATAATGAATGACTTGCCCGAAGCAGTTGGAGAAACAAGTAGACCACGATTATTTCGTACGAGATGAACGAAACTATCCAGCTGATAATCACGAGGACTGAATTTAGTTTTGAGTTTTTGTATAAATTCATTTGCTTCTTTTACAGAAAAGTTTTCTCGTAATCCAATATCATCTTTAATATCAATTTCATAGTCTCTTTCATCAGCAAAGACTTGAACATACGGTAATAGACCAAGATACAATTCCTTAGTCATTGCATTATACAACCGCATCTTACCATCCCACATGCGATTGCGATATGCAGGCATAAACTTTGCACCTGGTACAGTAAACGTAAAGTAATCAGACAGTTCCTGACGAATTACAGGTTCTGCATCCACTTTCATATATACTTCATTTGCCTTCGAAATAATCAAGGTATTCCCACGTATATCATTCTGTTCTAATAATAAATTCGAAGTACTCCATGCTGCTTTGGACATTTGTTCTCATTGTTATTTTGTCCATAATATAAAGCATCACTGACCACTCGTGAATTTCAAAAAATCTAAACTATTCTTAATTACAAAACCTCTTGTGTTTACTGCTTTCAGAATTTCCTCTAATACATCAACCATTTCCTGTTGGTACGCAATTTTTGTATTCAACTGGACCATTTCAGAATCACTTTCTACATAATAAGAAACCTCGTTCTTTAACCTCTTAAACGGATATGGCTCTCTTCCAAGTTCTGCCAAATCTTCTGGATTATTTAAGTCTCCACGATAGTAATCCATAAGCCTTTGATGCAGCTGTTTTTGCTTCATCTTGAAGGCACGAAGCTTCAATCTCTCATCCGAGAAGTGCTTCAAATATTTACCATGTAAAAGAGGGATGTTAAGACTTTCTCGTGATAGCTCGGTTTCATCAATCTTTACATCCTCTTGCCACATACCAATAATATCTTCAATTTTCATATACCGAAACTTTCTCCACATCCACAACTTGATGTTGACATTGGATTCTTTACCGTAAGAAAAGAACCACCTAATTCATTTACGTAATCAACCGTACTACCTAATATATATAATTCCGCTACTGGATCTACCACAAGCACACCATCAATAGGATCACTCCATTCTATATCTGGGCTATCAGATTTAAGTCCCCATGTGTATTGAAATCCAGCACATCCTCCACCCTGTACACCAAGTGATACAAAATCATCACCGCGTACTGAATTAAGATAATCTTTAGCAGATTCAGTAATAGTAACCATTTAATACCTCATAAAGTCGGCTCAAGGCCTATTATATCAAGGTTAGCTGAAAAGTAAACAAATTATACGGTATTATTCACCGTAAATTGACGATACCTAAATGTTACCTCTGCTTGCAGGTACTCAATATCTGTTTGTGTTACATCAAAAGCAAGTGGTGATAGCGATAGGGGAAACATATCTTCAAAAGAAATTCGAACGATTGGATTATTATTTGAAGACAAAATAATCAGAGCTCCATCAGAGTATATACTTGCTCGTGATGTATCTAGATTTTTGTACTGTCTGAAATTTTCTGGATGACCCAGACCGATAATCCAGTTATATATCTCCAAATAGTTTTTCATCTCCTCATCTACTCTGAAAGTAAGAGTAAATGGTTCATATGAAATCTTGTCTCCAGGTCGAGGTATGTTCACAAATGGATTGGTTTGAATTGCTTCTACCATAGATATTGTTGGTAACGTTGCCGCTTGACAGAAGTACTCTATATTCGGTGCTCTATTTAAAACAAAACGGAATCCAAGAGGGGATAAAAAGTTGAGATTTTGAGTCAGTGTTTCAGACTCAAGAAGATCAACTCCAATTTTTGGTATCAATGCCATTTTTTAATCTCTTCTATAAATTCTACCGTTCTATATCCACGGTGATTGTCCGAATAACCAACTTGTACTTCTTTTATTACTGCTTCGATGTGATCTTTCCAGAAGTTTAAGAATCTGTGAACTCTAGGTATTTCTGGTATGATATCGTCAGTCTGCCAGATAAATTCCTGAACAATGTCATTATAGTCTGGCATGTAATATAAGATCTCTACAGTAACCACATTTCGTTTTAAGTATATCATGTACTATTTATATAGATCAATATATAAAAAAAGAGGGGAGCCGAAGCCCCCCTCTAAGTTTCATCGAAACCGTATTGTTTTTATTACATTAGGTTTGCGACAGTAACAATGCGGTAGTAGATGTTCTTATCATTCACCGCAGTGCTGATGGAACCATCAGCGGCTGTTGTTGCGAATGGATTTGCGACCATGCCGTAGCGTGTCTTGAATCCGATTTTTGGCTGGAAGGTGTTTTCCCCAACTGCACGGACCATCTGTAGAGGTACATATGGGCAGTAGAAGAGACCTGCATCAAATGCGCTGGACCCCTTGTATCCAACAGTTGCATACTGGTTACCAGATGCACTGGTGAAGTATGGATCAACGTAGACCTTCATGCGGCCATTTAGGACACCCGCGAAGGTGTTGCCTGTGTCGTCCACATTTAGGTTGGCGCTGAGAGCAGGTGTGTAGTCTAGGACACCAGCCATCTGAAGAGCAGATGCAACATCTGAACCACAGATTAGGATGTTACCCTTACCGCGACGTGTTGACTTCGCGATCTGGTTGGCTTCACGCTCGAGCTGGAAGACCAGACCCTTGAAACGCTCTACACTCCAGCGACCGTTAGCATCGACGTCGAGGTCAAATGTACCAGCCGTTGTTGTGTTGTCCTGAGCACCAGTAGTAGCGGTGTAGTTAATTGTACGAACAACCTCGCGGTTGATTTCGGCAAGAATCTCAGCGGAAAGAATGTTGCTGAGTTCTGTTTCGGCGTCGAGACCGTGGATGGCTTTTAGATCCTGAGCCAGTTCCATGGTGTACTCTGCCTTGAGTGCCCGAGACACTGCAGTTACGGCAACCTTCTCGATGGAGAAAGCCATCTCGCCGAATGCGTTGGTAGAACCGTCACCAAGAGCTTCAGCCTCGGCAGTTGTCATGCCGGTTGTGACTGTGTAGCCAGAACCTGTTGCACGAGCAGTTGGATCCGAACCAGCCTGAACATCACCAGCACTACCGTCGATGACGGAACGTGAATTGGTGTTAGCAGCGGCAGAAGCAGAGTGAGTTGTATTGGCTTCGTTGTAGAGAGCCTCTGCACCACCCTGTGAGCTGTACTGCGGACGCATTGCAAAGATAAGACCGGTTGGGCCTGTCATTGGCTGGACGCCGCAGACATCATATGCAATGAGGTTTGGCATTGAACGCCGAACCAGTGAGATTAGCACTGGATCGAAAATATCGACGTTACCGTCAGAAGCAGTGGAGCTTGATGCACCCATTGCGTTCGTTGGCGCGGCTTCGCCGAGTAGTGATGGCATCTGATAGCCACCGGAACCGAAAGCAGCTTCACGTGAAGCCTTTTCTTGGTTTTCTAGAAGAGTAGCAGTAACGGCCCGACGATGAGAATCCTTAATCTCGCTGAGGTCTGGATGCTCAATGACTGGCTGCCACTTCTTCTGTAATTCTTCAGATAGAAACATTTTTGTTTTCTCCTTACTGTATTAATCAGCCTTCATAGATTATTTATAATAATATTAATTTTTAGCAGATCTTGAAATGGCATTCATGTACACTGCCATAGCACCTGTAGGACCTTGGTTCTCTTCTTCAAGAGAAATGGGACCATCTTCATCATCGACAATGACCGTATCGGTCTCTTCATCAATATCAAAATATTGTGACTTTAACATGCCGATTTTTTTACGAAAATCATCAGCATTATTAAAATCAATTCCTTCAGCAAGTCCGCGAAGCTTTTCGATTTGAGTATCAGTGAGTTCGTCAGTTGCTTCGTAAAAGATAGCATCTTTCTCGAATTCTTTGATTTTACCGATTAGATCAACATTCTTGTCTGTTTCTTCGTTAAGCTTGCCTTCGAGCTCATCAACCTTAGCAATGAGTTCCTCAACAACGTCAACCTTCTCTTCTGGAATGTTGACATAATGCTCTTCAAATAGACCCTTAAGGCCTTTGAGGAAATCCTCAACCATATCGGCGCGAACACCCTTTTCAATGGCGAGTTTATTTTCCTCAACCCATTCCTGAACTACGTAGTCAAGATATGAGTCAACCTTTTCTGTAAGTTCATCAACAATTTCTGTGCGAGTTACTTCGACATCAGATTCTGCTTCAATCGCAAACTTTTCAATCTGCTCGTTAACTTTTGAAACTACAGCGGCTTCGAAGATTGTTGTAACCTTTTCTTTGAACTCTTCATCGAGGTCTGAGCCGTTGAACATTGCATCAACGTCTTCCTGAACATCGATATCATCAGCTGAAATAGAAGCGAGTTGACGTGGAGCTGAATCAATGATTTGCTCTTTTGCATCGTCTTCACTTTCGACTTCTTCGCCGTACATGGCAGCGTTGATTTTACCATAAGCAGCAGCAAGATCACTTTTCTTCATTGAATTCATGTTTTGAACCATAGCATTGATCATACCAGCTTTTGTACCTGGTACCTGAACTTTCTGTATGGGATCGCCTTTGCCTTTTGGCTTTTCGTCAGTCTTTTTTGTCTGGGGATCTGGAATTTCTGAAGGATCGCCAGCGGAAGCCTTGAACTCTAAAAGATCTTCATCGTCTGAAATCTCTTCAGGAGTATCAAGAATCTCCTCAACGTCCTCCATTACTTCTAAGTCTAGTTCGGACATCTGTTTTATCTCCTTATGAAAATAAATTTCTCATTCATATTATTTATAAAAACACATCTTTTAGAGTTGCTTCAAGAATCTCTCAAAGGCTGCAATCTTTGCTTCCTGTAAGTTCTTCTTAGAAACCTTTCTGATCATTTCTTGAGTTTCCTCAATGTACTGTGGAACCCAACGATCATCAATTTGTAACCACTCAACTCCCTCCATAATACCCTCAACGAAAGCATTGGGAGCTGAAGGATCGGCTACAATATCAGCTGCAGTTGCAAGCTGAAAATCTGATTGAACCATATTTGTACCATCTCTACCTGGCTTGAGAGTTCCCATACCGCGTGATGATACACCGAGCTTGGCGCCCTCGTCCATGAGGTTCTTTACAATCTTACCCATAGGCGTCTCAGTCATGATCTTTGCCTTACCCATTACGTTATTGCCGTCCTGGTGAAGATCTTTGATCATGTGTGATACGCGCTCTAGGTTAATTGTTGGACCTTGTGGATGACCCAGTTCGCCGTAAGCTCTATTTTGCTCAACGTACTCTTTATTGTATCTCTTTACTTCTTTCATTAGTGTTTCCATTGGATACATCCGACCATTACGGTTCTTGATGTTACCCTGCATAAAAACACCCTCTATGAAGTAGTTCTTACCACCGTCTTCCTTGGCTTCGGTGATGAACTCTACATCCGTTTCTAGCATTTCGGTGATAAGTTTCATAACATGTTCCTATTTCTTTTTATTATTTATAATCAATAACCCTGTAAGACTTTCAATCCCATCTTTCGACCAGAACTATCGTACTGAACCATGATCATGAAATCGTGTTCTATTCTCCAGGAGATCCATAATGAACATCTTTTAAATCTTCAGCAATCTTATCTAGATTTGATAAGAATTCTACGTTGTGTGATTCAAATGTTGAACCGTTTGAACGAAGATTCGATAATTCCCACGATATA